GGTGAAAACGGAAAAGGAAGAGTCAGAGGTGTCCTTGCTACACCAAAAAACACGCCTGTTCTGTTTCCTTTCGAATAATTGCATCGAGTACACGCTGCTAAGAGGTTATCCGGTTCATCGGTTCCGCCCTTGCTTATCGGTATCACGTGATCCACGGTAGTAGCGTCATTCCCGCAGTACTGACACAACCTAGCGTCTCTAATAAGTATCCGCTCACGTATTTTTGACCAGGCTCTAGTGCCTCCGTTAGCTCTTGCTGACTTAGCTGGCATCAGTAATAGTTTCTCTGTTGATGGAAAGCCCAAGCCTTGCAAGGCGTTTGATAACGCTTTGTCACATAGCGAATCGTGGCATCTATCTGACGATAAGGATCTAGGTCTCGATACCAGGTTGATCTCATCTGTCCGAGTCCGTAGTGCGAGCCGTTACGAGCAAGGTATGACCATCGAGATTCCTTTGTGATGATCTTGTTAAAACAGTTAAACTGCTGCATAGAGACGATACGAGAATGCGCGTAGAGCTTAAGTAAATCAGTCTGTGTAGCTGCTTTGGCCTCGACTGTTGTGGATACTGTCAAGATCAGAATTGACATAGGAATAGCTAATAAGTTTTTATTATTTTTAATCTTTATTTTTATTATCTTTTTATTTATCTTAATCTTTAAAAGATTATCTTTTAAGTATAGCGATGGATCCTGACAATCTGTCAAGCATTGAGTCCGGAGTGTCGCATCGTCCACAAGTGACTGTGGATAAGTCTGTGGATAACTATTCAAGGCCAGCCACCAGAGAATCATCGACTAATTTAACCGAGAATGCACCGCAACCAGAACATTGAGCGAACCATTCGTGCATCGTCAATTCTGCTCCCTTTGTAATTAGGTGTTCTTTACGCCCATCACCATAGAGCTTCTTGCAGATTGAGCAATCAAATCGCAGAAGTGGCATATTCGCTCCTGATTAATGTTTCGATTGGATTCAGATTGGCCTGATCGACCCACCAGGAATCTTGACGCGGATTCTTAAACCGCTTGCGTCTAGCAAAGGCTACTGGAAGCCAGCCGGCGATGTGATAGACCGGCGACTTGCCGACTACTAGCACTGCGATGTCAGTCTCACGATCGTTCGGATACACAATGAGATTGCCACCTACATAGGACGTCCAGCGTACTTCTAGCCCTTGACCTACATCAGCTCCTCGTTTGCCATTGGATAGGTTGATGTCATAGTCAAGGCCAAAGTATCTGGCCACAATCATTTCAGCTCCAAGACTTTCGGCATATTCCGTTACCTGTTCGTGATTGTTTAGCTTCGAGTTGTAGCGGATTGTCGTTCCTAATTGGCCACTGTATGAGAACACTACATCAACGGCTCGTTTATGAATCGCCCATTCATCAGCCGCACTAATAGTCATTTTCTGCATTCAACACAGAACCAGAGAATCGGCTCTCCTCCGACGTTGCGTTGATAACCGCCTTGATCTAATGTGCGAATCTTCTGGCAGTTGTCGCAGTTTTCGACTTTGTATTCTGCGACAACCTTGCCATCAATAAGAGTCCGGCCAATCATCGTGTCAATGTTAATAATCTCTGATACTGCACTCATACCTGTGGCCTCCACTGTCCATCAGATCCAAGCATGTACCAGGCTGGCGCACACTGCCTCGCCTTAACCTTCTCGGAGCACATATAACCGCCCCAACCTTTATTTGTCTTAGCTGATGTGCCTTCTCGCCAGATCATGTGACCATGAGAACACAGAGGAGCAGCAGCTACTTGAACGGCTCCTAGAGTCTCCTTGATGGTGTCGATGGCAATTCCAAGCGTTGGAATGCCAGCCTCCTCTGCCTCTTCGCGTGTCTTAAACGATGGAACGTCTCCATGCTTTGTGCTCCAGTAATCGTAGGCAACGGCAGAATCTTGCACAATCTTTGGATCGATTCGCTCTACCTGTTGCATATTCTGAACCGTAGGCCGCTTATCCGTACCTAAAACTAGGCCAGCGCAACGCCCAATCGCAGAAGTGCATGTGTCTTCAACAAACCATTTTTTCATCTGGACGTTGTAGGTGTTCACGTTGCCGAATGCGTAGTCAATGCCGGCTGGCTCTTGATCTTCGTAGTTGCGATAGATCCGGCACTCGACTAGGACATAGCCCTTTTCCAGGTTAATGTCCATAATTGACGTGTGGATTTTGCCTGTTGGATAAGTAGCCCAGAATCGCTGAATCCGTGCAGCTACATCTTCGTAGTTTTCTAAGAAACTCATTTTGCCACCGCCTGAGCTGATGCGTGACGGCCTACGGCGCGACCGCGTTGATAGCCCTCTTTGTGGCCTTCTTTGTAGCCCATTGTGTAACTCACAATCGACCATAAAATACAGGCCAGACACATAAACAAGAATAAACCGATTTCACTTGTTGTCATTTTTTGCTCCCGTGGGAGCCTTGTCGAATGCTCCCAGATACAGAGTGACATCGATGACTGACAATTTCAAGATTGAGGTCGGCGTGTCTATTTCTTAAGAGCAATCTCCAGCATCAGTTGATCTAACCGCGCCTCAATTCGAGAGACTTGATCCTTGAGACTGTTGCCGCCATTCGGTTGCAGCTCCCGCATGATCGACTTCACCATGAATCTCATTGACGAATAGATGGCAGTCAGCACCGCAAGAACAAGACCACTCACCGCCGTCCATTCGCCTACACTCATTTCTTGTTACCGAATGCCACGTCTTTTGGATTAGCCCATCGAGCAAGAGCTGGAATAACACCAGCGACAAGCCCCATCGCTAAATCCTTCGGATTTGTGTTGCCCGTGAAATAGACCGCTAACATTCCGGCCACTGAGCTTCTCGCCCATGATGCACCTAACGCCTTAATGTCTTTCATTTCTTCTTCTCCTTTGGCTTTACCTTTTGGATTGGCTCAACCACTGGATATTCTCCTGCATAGGTTGTCAAACGAGCGCGAGCGAAACCAACAATCTCCTTGCCGATATAGCGTTGCTTGAGCATCACCATTCCGCCGTTGCGTTGATCTCCATCTCCGGAAGTGTTGCCCTCGATGCAGAGAACGCTTGTTGTGCCAACCTTGACGACGATTCCTATGTGACTGATGCGATCAATGCCATCGTGTGGAAAGTCCATAAAGCATAAATCTCCAAGTTGCGGCTTATCATCAATCCATCGCCCAAGCTCTTTCATCTTATGAGCCCCAGCAGCCGTTGAAACCATTGATGGAATCTTTACGCCGGCAGTGTGAAAGACCCAGTTGCAGAAGGATCCGCACCAGGGCAATCCATCGGCCTTTGTAAACTTGCCGTACTTTGTCAGATTATCGCCAGTCTCTACCGTGCCGACTTCAGCTAGTGCAACTTCGATGATTCGTGCAGCAGTGCCTTCCGGATACATTAGAGCCCAAGAGCTTTTGGATCAATTCCAAGCGCAGTAAGTTTGACGACGGCATCACTTTTAGCGTTAGCTATTGCATTGGCTTCGGCTTGCTTAGCTTCTTTCTCTAAGCGACCTTGAGCCCATTCAGTTACTTGCGCTTCATATTCTGTGGCGCTCAGTTGCGTATAGCCTTGCTCATCGTCTCCGACTTGCAACGTTGGATTCTCTGCTTTGATAATTGCAATCATGTCTTTAAGTGTTGTCATTATGCTTTAACCAATCCGTAGACTGAAACTGTTCCAGTGATGTTAGATGATGAAGATTTAAGTAAGAAGCCCGTATAAATACGACCAGCCAAGCATTGAACGCTTGCTGTGCTAGTCGAACCGCGTCCGCCTTCTGCATAATTTGCGTATAAAGATGGCTCAGCACTCACTCCGCTCAAATTATAAGCAAAGAACTGACCTTGTCCTGGATTTGTTGATGGCCCAATATAACGTGTCAATACTGATTGAGCAGTATTTGATTGCGCGCTGTTTGTTATTGTTGTCGTTCCACTTTCAACACCAACATCATTTCCGAAATATGAAGCGGCTTGCGTCGTTGGTCCTGCATAACGCCATTGCAGATGGAGATCATCTGCGCCAGTCGCCGCATAAAGTGATTCAATGACTACGTAATAACTGCCGTATGTTGATGAGAACACGCTGTCAAATGTTGTTGTTGTTGTTGCAACGTTCGAGAAAGTTTGACGAGTAATTAGCATCATTGCTCCACTAGAAGCAGCAGCCCAAGCCGGAACGCCGCCGGATACTGTTAGCACTTGACCCGTTGATCCAATTCCTCTGCGAGTGAAAGTTCCTGATCCTGTGCCATAAATTAAATCGCCATTAGTTGTAATTGCAGTTGCCATTGAGTTAGTAACTGTCACGTCTCCCGATGTGCCTCCGCCAGAGATACCAGTTCCAGCAGTTACGCCAGTAATGTCTCCAGCTTGTGGAGTGACCCATGTAAAGTCCATATTGGTTGCGCTTGTCTTAGATAAGACTTGACCGGTTGTGCCACCCAGCAGCTCTGACATTGATGTGTCCACGGCCTGTCCGAATGTGTTGAAATCTGCTGGGAGATTTGTAACAAGCGAAGCGCTTGTCGGCATAACCCAGCCGAAGTTGGTAGTTGGATTTGCCATCGTTTCTCCTTAATTGACGACTAACGCGTCTGCGTAGTCAAGTGTAGGGCTAAGCGTATTGAAAGTTTCAGCGACACTTACATCTTGCCATTCCATAGCCTGGAGTGAGAATGGCAGTGGCGAGACAAGAAGCGTCACTGAGAGCTCGTTGAAAGAAGCTTGGAATCGCCAGCCCTCGACAAAGCCCAAGAAGTTTCCTGACTGCATATTGACCGGCAAGTTTGAGAGCGAAATCGGCTGACCCATAAAGACGTTGATAAGAGCGTCACGATCTGCATTATCGACTTCTGGATTCGTCAATGCGAACGTGATGGATTCGAGGAATGCCTGTGGCTGGGCTCTTAGTGTCAGATAAAAATTGGCTTGAGATAGGGCATCGGCAGAATGCTCAAGCGATGTCGTAATCTGTTGCGCAAGTTTTCCATAGAGTGCGATAGAAGCTGCACTGGTAGCCGTCTGCGTTCCAGATTTCCAGACGATGGAAACATCGTTGCGAATATCTCCGGCCTTAGTCTGAATCTTTATGCCACGACCTAGAGCTTGATTGGCATCTAGCTCTGTGTAGCCGTTAGTGGCTAAGTATGTTGAGCGATGTGTTGAATCTGCATAGGAGATGAGTCCAGAAGCGTCCTCGTATAAATAACCAAGTCCGGAAGTCGCAAGGTCGGCCACCAGATTCCAGGTGATTGTCTGACTAGATCCGCGATTGGCCAGCTCATAATTGCCTGGACGATCTATCTCTCCTAAGCCTGTATTTTCAGCAGTAGCCCATGTTGTAGTTGCTGGAGTGTAATTCGCCCACGTGAGAGCTGCTGGAACCTCTGACCAATTATTGACCAGTAAATCTTCAAGGATTGTGTAAATCTGGTCGCCGTCGAAATCTTTAGACAAGACGCCTAGAGTTAAGGCCTTCTGAAGCCTTGCAAGGGCTCCTAGAGCCGTGATGGTGACTTCCTGAGTAATTGCTACTGAACCAGTCTGTGAAACTGTCACGGCGACGTCCACAATAGATCCGCCAAAGATTGGCACATAAGTTCCGGCCGTGTCTTTGACCTGAATCGAAACTGCGTCGTTGATTTCGGCAGTAATAGCACCAAGATCAAGATTGATGAGATTGATTGTACAATAGCCGGCTTGAGCCTGTGTGTAAATATTAGAACGCCCTGATGAGATTGAAAGGTTGGCTAGAACGACGTCAGTGTATTCAATACCTGCGATTAAGACTTTCCAGACTGGAGCCCACTGTGTCATTAGATTGCCTGTAGTGCGCCGGCTCCGCCAGTGCCACGATAAAAGGAATCATTGAGTACGTTCACGATTGTGCGAGCAGTGCCTTCGGCATCGATTGCCCCATTGACTGTCAGATTGATTCGAGCAGCATTCTGAGAATCCGTAAATCCGCCGCCGCCTTGAGCTATTAGGCGAGCTGCATTCTGTGAATCCGTAAATCCTCCACCGGCTTGAGCCGCGCCTGAGACGGCAGAAGCTACACCGCCCGATGATGTTGTTGTAGATCCTGTTCCAGTTGAAGCCGTAACAGTAGGAACTGAGATTGTAGGAATACTTGATGCCGATGTAGTTGTTTTTGGAATAGTCACGGTTGGAACATTAATTGACGGAGCAGAGATTTTAGAAACAGTAGTGCCAGTAATTTTTCCTACGGTGTTATTGTAAAGTCCAATTAAAGCATTTATACCGGCTACTGCACCAGAAATTAATCCGTTCAAGCCTTTGATAACCGCGCCAATAACATTGATAACTCCGCCAGCGATTTCGCCGACAACCTTAAAGGCTCCGCCTAAGACTGTGACCAGAACCGGCACGACGTACTTCTGAATAAATCCGATGAACTCTGTGAAGGCTTCTTTATTGTTATCGATTGCGTCTGTTATTGGCTTAAAGAAGTCAGCAAACTTTCCAAGTGCCGGCACGACCTCATTGACGACGAACTCGACCAGTCGTTGGATAATTGGCAAAAGTTGCGCACCGATTGATTCTTTTGCTTCATCGAATGTGACTTTGAGAATCTCAAGTCGTCCGGCGAATGTCTCTGCGTTAGCTGCTGCCGCTCCACCAAAGAGATCTGAAAGCCTTGTCTGTGTCTCTTCGAATGACATCGCCTTGAGCTCTGCGGAAGATAATCCGATGCCTAGCTTGCCAAGAGCTGCCGTGTTGCCGTCGTAGGCTTTACCAAGTGCGTTAGCTACAGAATCCAAGCCCTTGCCAGTAGCTTGAGAGATGTCTAGTGCAAGATTCAGAAGATCCTGAGCCTTTGTGACGTCATTAGTCGAGAGCGATAATCTCTGCAAGGCTGGACGCAATTTATCGTCTGCGACGCCGGTGGCTAGAGATGTCTTGAGTATCTGCTTCTCGACTGATGCAATCATGTCATCG